ATGGGCCTCATTTTTTTTGTTTGTTATTAATCTATTATTTTTTAGAAATTGGTTCAGTTCCAATTTTCCGAACTATCCTTCTATTAAAGAAAGAATATCATCATCCTCTTCCACGATCATGTTTATGATGGTCGTTGATTTCACCCCTATTATACCACTATAATCATTCACAACATACTCACTAATCAAGTCAGATATCTCACAGTACCTATAAATGTACAATAATTTGTTTTTCACCTCAGAATGGTAATCCTTTCTCTTCCTATTAAAGTTAGCAACGGTGTTGTCTATGTTATTGAAATCCTTAATTTCACTGGTTCTGTGTAGTATCATACATATCATCTTATCATTTCTGATCAAGACTTTCTTATCATCCTGCTCCACATCTCTATAATCACATTCACACACCAACAATGATAAACTACAGATGGACAACAATTCCATTTTTTTTCTATCTAGATCTGAAATGTTGTTCATATTATTCATTAGTGATATTTTGGATAAAATTTCAAAGTACCTATTCACAGATAATACCCTGTTCTCCTCTACAAATTCGAGACAATTTGACATTAGGATATATGTTGTAAATCTTAGGTTTTTTTTCATATTACTTATAAAATAGTTACTATTTGTCTTCTTTTGCTTGAATTTCTTCACCATGCCGATATCTCCAACCTTTATACCATCCTGAATCCCCATCAGATCGTCAAAGAGATCAAGTGGTTCTAGATCTTCTGTGGCAATAATATCTTCATCTATAAGATAGTCAAACATACTCATATCCTCTTTCTCACCCAGAAAGTCGAAAGTAAAGGTGTTATCTTCATCTTCAGAAGCAGAAATATCACTTTTCTGATCTATAGTCACTGACTCATAATCATCAACATCAGAGTAAATATCATTAATTATTCCATTAACAAAATCATTTTTCTTCCTGACGTGCTTGTAAATTGGCAGAATATTATTTTTCTTCTTCAACTTACAATAATCCATTAGATTCTTGGTATGATAATGGAAATGTTTATCATTCATATTTAAAATGAAATTATTACCTGGATTATACCCCCTTTTCTTCTTCATAAATAGGTATAGATTGTTTTGCCCAATTAAATGAGGAAGAGGTATACCATCCACAAGGTATTGTTTATTTATCTTCATATTGTCGTATTGTCTACAACTCCAAAATGGAACTGTGAATATCCTTTTACTATGTATGTTGGCAGTTAATTTCCCGAAAACACAAATTGGATATATCCTCTTATCTGTTGTCTTATGCCCTTTCCGTGTACTAATTTTTTTATTACACCTAATAATAGGTACAAAAAAATCGAAGTTATTATCCTTGGGAGTCTTATTCTTGATTAACCTCATACTCCTGTAAATCCCATCACCATAACAAAGAATCTCCACAGGCTTTAATCTCTCTATACTAGGATGATCCTTAAATATTTCTGCAACTGTTTTATATCTATGATTCCCCAACCTTGACATTGTCATAGTATTATCAAATTCATGTTGAGTAAGTAAATTTGACAATCTGAGACCTATGTTATAAATCTGAATAGTGTTCCTGTTCACTGATGAATTAGTTAGTATCACTGGATGGTCATTATCATTTTGATATAGCTTATAGTTTTCATTGATATACTTATAACTACATATGGTCTTACCCTTATATCCATCTGTAGTCCGATAACCTCTTTTATCATATGAATGTGTATATACATAAATAGAGTTTATAAACTCCTCCAACATATCCCCGTCATTTAATAGTACAGATTTTAAATAACAAACAACTTTCTTTTCATTAATACTCATATCCCTCTCTACCATAGTATTTACAGTATATTTCCTCAAAACCTCTTTATAATTCCATCGGATGTTATCTCTTATAACAAATTCAATATTTGACATTAATTCAGTGAACTTCCCGATTTTATACCCCATATTTATAACAAACACGGTATATAACAACAATATATTATCAATACTCTGTTTTAAATTATCTGTGGTCAATTTATTGTCCCTGACATACATAAGTTCCCCGGAATAAGGATCAATTGTCCTAGTTATACCACTCATCAATACGTTTATTGATTCCCCTGGCAAATAATTATTTTCATAAACATCCTTTATAACTCTTTCTAATATATGAGAAGATCTATCAAAACCAATCATAATAATCCGATTGTGCTTACTCATCTGTATATCATTATACAATGACAATACCTCCATAGCAGCACCACCATCCATTATGCTTTTTCCTGTCTCATCATTTATAAACCCTACAGCTTTAAGCCTTTCAATATCATTTAAAATGATTTCTAGCTTCGTTGGATTGTCATTATTCAAGAAATAATCCTCCTGGTTATAGATATATTGTATAATATCTCCAGCACTAGATTTTATATAAAATATGGTAGGTTTAATCGGAGTCTTACATGCTATCATCTGTTTCTTTTCACCATTTATAGTCCCAAATTTCATTTGTTCCAATATGGAATATATTGATTCAGCTGTGGGATCACACTTCGTCAAAACCTTGAGTAATAGAGGATATTTTTCTAAAATATTATCGTTTCTTATAATCCTGGAATTCTCATCATACATCTCAATGTTTTTATCATAAATTTCCTTAATCATTTCAATCATACTCTTCCTATCTAAAACATCATTGATCTCATCTGTTGTCATATCTGTGATATTTACATTGGATTTCAAAACATCCTTACTGACATATCTAGAGATTCTCATGGTCATCATCGTTCTGGATTTCTTTGTATAGGCTTCTGTGAAACTTCTGTTATAAAACATACATTTAATCCAAAGCTCCAATTGTTTTGCTTTTTTCGGTTTGGTGAATTTGTATGATATATGCTCACTCCAAAAAACATTAACATCCTCATAATCCATTTCCAGGTACTTCCTCATTGTTATCAGTGATTTATTATCTGTCTCATATAGGTATTTGGGGTTAAATAAAGAATAATTCATTTCTTTGTTTTCTATGAAATTACCATCCTTCTCCAATATTTCTGCACCATATCTATATAGTGTAATTATCATTGCCTTATCAAATGTTTCACCATACTTATATAACCTATAATTATTTATATCCCCCTTGCAGAACAATGAAAATATTGGTAGTGTATCGGGTATTCCAAATGCTTCTACTGGTGTGTTTAGTAATGTTTTAAAGTCCCTATGGTAGTTATTCCTCATCCCAGGTAAAACAGAATAAGAATCGGCTAAACAGATACCATGTAAGCGCTGCATAAAATATAAAAAAGTCTGACTAGCCCCGATCCTCATACACTCACCAATCCTTGACATTGCAGCATCCATGTCAACCCGATAACCAGTGCAAGGCAAACTAGTATTGACTTCCTTCGTTTTTTTGATATAAGGATATAACATCACACCATTAAATGACATCAATGAGACAAATTCCATTAAAAAACTTTGACAGCTTGTCTTCCTTTCACTATCATTAAAACCGTGTAATTTCATCATGATTTTGTGAAGAACACGGAAGTCTTCAAAGTCATTGTCTGTTTCATAACCCACTAACAACACATAGTCATCAGAATGCTCCATATGCTGAAGTATAAGATTGCTCTTTGGTCTTATTTTTTTCCATACCATATAAGTATAGTTAGAGCAACAAACAGCCTTATAGGACGACGCATAGTTGAACATCCCTTGTAAAAAGTTGTGTGTACTATTTATGGTCCCCTGTTTTATTAAATTCCCCTCATTTAAATACTGGGTCTTACTATTTACAGGCAAGACCTTATTTATTATTTTTAGAGGCACATTTATTTCCTTGTTTGCCCAAGCACAAAATGTGAGCTGCAACAAAGTATACATTCCCTTGGGGAGGTCGTCCTTCATTGCGTAGGTCATCGCAATGAAGGAGGACATTGTTTCTGCGGCAGACCATTTTGTACAGTCACCATTTACATACCTAATCCCCATTGATTCTACATTCTTGTTATGTCTAACACTGGAAATTTGTTTATATAGTTCATCCAGAGAATTTTGCATAACAACCATTTTACGATCTCCAGGGACAGATATCATCTCATTCGGAGAGTTAATACATATTTGTTTGTAAAAATTCTCTGTACACCTTGCTATAGCTTTTGCCCCGATATTTATAACATAAAACTCTCTTTTTGAACCATACTGGGACTTTATACAAATGTCCGCTACGACATTGGCATCATCTTCTGTGATAAAATCATTCACGATGTCAATAACTTTCTGATAATCACCGTTCCTACCAAGAATATCCAATATTGTCTCAATAACTTTTTGTCTTGGTTTTTTCTTACTATAATAGGCAGAAATTGACTCATATTCAAAATTTTTCAAGTCTTTCATAATCATCTCCTCATCAATTTTCTCGTCATTACCCATGATAACATTCATTTTCTTCATTCTGTTGATCATCTTCTGTTTATCCCTCTTGTTGGCATCCACCTCAACTACTTTTCTATTCACATCATGAATAACTGCTTTTGTACTTATAAGCTCAGATATATCTTCATTGGCAATGCTATCAACTATTTTTTTGAAAAATGGCCTTTCTTTATTTATTGTCTCCTTTACAGAATCATGAATAATCCCATTACAACACCCAATATATTCTGTATCCCACAAGAAATCTCTTAGATTGTTGTGATTCACCATGCCATGTTTATAAGGGTACTTCAATTTGTCATACATTTTCTGGAACTTGGTTATTGTATTTATGGCTTTAATCTCTTCATGGAACATACTAGACGGTTCCTTTATGGTATGCACGTAAATAAACGCCTCGTCCAACACTTCTTGAGCTTCATAAACCATATGATCACCCCATAACGAGGGAACCATCAACTTCCCACCTTTTGTAGAGTCTAACCTCCTACCAGAATCAAACCATGCTTTTTTTATCTTTATTGCCTCACCAGACATAACAGCCTTAAAAATAACTGGCAATCTTTTCAACAACCTAGAAATTATCCACCAATCAATGACAGTCTTAAAAGGTGGTTTGAATTTCTCAATTAATAGTTTCTTTATATTAGTGTATTGCGAGAATGCGGACATGTAAGCATATCTAACATCCATAAGCAGTTCAGACATTCTTTGGTTTGTTGCTAGGGATATTATTGATCTTAGAGAGTATATGAATTTTAATTTTTGAGAAGAATAATTTCCCTTTATATCTCGAGACAAATAAGTTCCCATGGTACTTGATAGGGTGGAATAATAGGCATCTTTCATATGGGTCACCTTAAATACCGGTAATCTCCTCCAATTAGAGACAATCAACCATCTATTATCATCAATGAGGTATTTTTCTAGCTTTCCAAAAAAGGGACTAAAAAAATCCGGTTCCTGGGTAATACAAAGGAACATAAAAGGCTTTCCCAACTCTGACCCAAGTTTGTTATAACAACCACTCACTATATATAGGGCATTTGGAATACCAGCGTTAAAAAAACTGAAACACTTTTCATTTAAATTTAGTAATTGATAGTGCATCATTTGTTTGTTTATCAATCTAGATTTGTTCATGTAGTAATAACCATTTGACTTCATAAGCCTTTTCAATGGTTTTTTATATATCTTAACAGACTTTTCCTTAATATGCTTTGCCATTGGATGGTCGAAGGTGTCATAGTAATTGAAGTATGTTCCCATGGTATAATCATCATAGCACAGCCCTGAGTCTTTTCTCATCCAATCTAACATATTGTCCATATATTTACTACCCTCTGGGGATGTTGTTTTCATTTTTATTGGCTTATCAATATCGCCCTTGTTATTTCTGAGAACCCCAACACCAGCCTTCTTCCAAATCTCAAAAATATCTTTATCAGTTGTCATGGTATCAAACCTTATTGTCTTCTTTTTAAAAGTATAACCTAATACATCACCATCCAACTCCTTCAACTTCATATCACCCTTTGACATCAGGAAATCCATGAACGATTGATTGGTCCTATCCTTTTTGAAATCCTTCGAATCAACTCTCCCCTTATGATAATCTTCCCTATCGACCTTGTCAATATCCTTACTATAATAGAACCCGTTATTGAACATGTTGAGCATTTGCTTATTTTCCAATATAGACAATGCATTTTCACATATTTTATAAACAAATCGTATTGATGGCTCATCACTGTTTGGGCTTAAACTGAATTTGAGATACTCCATAAAACTCATAATCATACTCTGCTCGTTTATCTTCCCATCATCTAAATCCCTCTGCTTATATTCAACACCCATTATTTTTTCATAGGGTGGTATTATTATATGATGTGTTGGTTTATAGTTATCATTTACTTCATAACCCTCATTTTGACTATAAATATCAGGACTAGCCTCATAGTATTGCTCAGTATTGTTTTTCATATCCTTGAATTTATTATAAATATCACCTTTTTCATTTATAATACCCTTGATGGATTCAATCATCTTGTCAACATCAAAACCTTCAATGTCTTCCCCAATATCATCATACTCAGGATACTTTGATCTACTTAATTTTTCTGCCAGACCTATATCAATGTCAACATCTTTTTTTATTCCAATTTTACTCACAAAACCATATTTCATACTTAATTTTGTATTAAAGTATTCCTCATCAATATTGATCCTAACAAATTCTCTTTTTTCGTTTATTATTTTCAATGCATTTGAAAACAGATTATAATTGAACTCATTTTTCTTCAACCTCCTTTTTGTAAAAAAATCTAACTTATAATCCAAATCCTTCATTGTTGTTGATATACAGAACGGATAGAAAACAGTTTTCAATGGATAATGTTTGTTTAATTTTTCAATCAAAACACCATATTTCTTTGTTTTCTTTATTGAGCTGTTATCAGGGTCCAATGTAACAGACACGTCAATTACATATCTATATGCCTTTGTCTCCAATATTATATCAGGTGTCATTGATGCTTCCCTACCAATGATCTTAGGATAATCATTGGAAACAGCCCTCTCTTCATAATATATACCTAGATAATCATTCAACAATTTATGTAATATATTATGTCTAGCATTCAATAGAGAAACATAATAACAACAAAGTTTCCTATCATCATTCAAATCCATGATATTATTAGACCTTATTAAATCGTCCATGATCTTATTATTGCTATCTTTGAAAGAGAATAGATCATATTCATAAATATCCATTTTTTTTTTTTTTTTTTTTTTTTTTTTTTTTTTTTTTTTTTTTTTTTTTTTTTTTTTTTTTTTTTTTTTTTTTTTTTTTTTTTTTTTTTTTTTTTTTTTTTTTTTTTTTTTTTTTTTTT